CCCTGACAGTCTGGAAAACAACTGCTCGTCCATGCCGTTTTATCTCCACACTTACATCTTAATGTTCTCATTAGTCTATAAGATTACCGTAAAGAATCCAATAGTTCAGCCCTCGTTTCTTTAGCGAGACCACCTGATGAATACGGCTTGTGGCAATACTATCTTTATCGCTATGCAGGTGAACATTGGCAGCAGCCTTGAATACAAGTATCCCCGCCTCTCCAAAGAAGTTTATCGTTGTACCAATCGGAAATGCTACTGTACCATTGGCAGGGATGGTAATTACATTACACACATCCGTAACACAATAGACATCCCTATTGGCTTCAGTCAGAGAAAGAGTGAAGTTTGCTGTCTTCTGCACTGAGTCTGGTAGCAGTTTGTTATAGATTGTCGAAGCATCAATCACGTCACCGATAGCAGTTCCAACAGTAAGGGTATCTCCTGCGCTGTTGACAACCCATGCCTTGCCACCGACAGTAATAATCTTCTTAATATTAGTCTGGTTGGTGATTGCGGCTGCGTTCTTTGTTCCTATCACTGCTCCATTAGGCATGTAGGTCTGTGCTTTGACGGCAATCGCCATAAACACACAAAACATTAAAACAATAATCTTTTTCATTTTATCTTATTTTTATAATCCTCCTTCAATAGATTTGTAATCAATATCCTCTGTTCCTGTGAATCCCGTAGCTGTGAGTTCTGCCTGTAAGTAATATTGACCTGCGATAACCCCTTCTCTGACTCGATTACCCGTTACCTCCTCGCCATTGCTTTCGACCGTCTTCCAATCCACGTCCTCAGTCCCGCTAAAGCCAGTAGCAGTAAGTTCACAGTCTACCTGCCAATAGTCATTATGAACCCAACAACGAGTTCTTAGACTTGTATCGGGATCAGTCCAGTACTTGGCAACTTCTTTGGTGTAATAACTGTATTGAGCCATAATTAAGTTGGATCAGTTGTTTCGGTTTCTATGTCTGTAAATGCTGAAAATGTCGAAAGATAATTATACCTTATCCTGTACCAGTACTGGGTTTCCGGAGTAAGTCCCAACCCTCCATCATTATCAACATAAGTATCAATATCTAAATCAGTTATATCCGTTATACCCTGAAACCAATTATTAGGATCACCCCCTGGAGCGGGTAATGTAGATGGGTCTGTATCTGCTCTTTCAACCTGAATAACATCCCAGTCTTTTACTCCATTATTCACCCAGTCAAGAGTAATTTGAGTATCTGAATCAACTGTTAAAACTAAGTCTGATGGATAACGAGTTGACCAATAGTCACTAAAACCAACAAAGATACTTTTTACAGTAGTCCAATCAGTATCCTCCAATCCTGCAAAGCCAGTAGGTGTGAGTGTCTTGTCAAGGCATAGATAGCCGTCACGTATCTCTCTGCGGAAGGTCGTTGTGCCATCGGTGAGATAACGCCATGGCGCATTAAGATTTATGACTGAACTACCAATTGCAAGTGCTCCTATTTTAATTGCTATTCCCATGGCGAGATGCAATTAAAATCCAAAACCGGCATAGATCTCTGTAGCGGTAGTTCCTTCTTTGAATATCTTACGGCAATATTCAGGATCATTGAAAACAGCAGAGGCATCTACGGTCTTTTCAATATATTCATCATCGGCATTATTGCTGGGGCAATATCTTATTACTCCTCCAGCTCCGGATCTTATAAAGAATCTTCCTGATGGTTCAAAGTCTTCGCTTGACACATCAACTGGCACAACTCTGGCTATGTTTTCTTTGCTATTTGCTCCCATGACTTTACATTTTAGATTTTACATAACATAACATAATATTAATTGTGAGTAAAGTTACAATATTTCAATAAAACTAAGACACCGGAGATAGTAATAAATCCGGTGCCGTTAAATCTGTGTAAACACAATATATGATTACACCTTAATTTTCTTTGACATTATGACTGCCTCAACTTCCTCCTGAAAGTTTTTGTTGCCCATGTAATAATCATAAAGGGCGTCATTGGCATTACCTCCAGGTGCTACCTTACAAATTCCCTGGATCCTTTTCCCATCTTCAATCCACTGCCATTCTTTCTTAGAAACTTCATACTTGAGTTTATTGGCGTCCATAAGGGTCTGCATCATCATCCGGGTCTTGATCAGATCATCCATGTGCGTCATTTCGATAAACTTTTCATGACCATCTGCAGTTCTGTTAATGTAATGTTCAATAGCCAACTTTGTCTGGGCCAGGGTGAGATCATCAACATTTCTGATGAACATTGCTTTTGCAAGAGCTCTCAACCGGTCTTCTGATAAACCCAATTCCGTACTGTATATAAGGGCTTTTACATGAGTACGAACAGATTCGATTTCTGCCTTTAATTCGGCTGCGGTAATCTTATCCTCAAATTCAAATTTGTACTTCCGTCCGGCATTAGTTCCTCCCTTGCAGTATGGTGATTTTGTAAAGAGGAACCAGGCCAGTTCTGAATCTGTTTCCTGCAGTGTCATAGATCCATTGAAACGAAGGTTCTTGGGAGTATATTTTCTTACTCCATGTTCCTTGATAATGATATTTTCTGCGTATCTCCAATGATCGGCACCATTTTTTGATTTAACGGTTGCCGTTAAAGGAAATGAAATAGAATTAGGTTTGTCCGGATTCTTATTCTGAACAGATCTGCTTTTAACAATCCGTTCTGGGGGATAAGTAATAACCAGAGGAAACTTCTTAAATCGGTCCAGAAGGGCTTTTAAATCATTCGGTGCCAACTTGTACTGTTCGTCATTCTTGTATAACATAGCATTTAAGTATTAGTGTCAAATTTTATAAAAAAAGGATGAGGCGGACTACTCCATATCTCGTCACCTTTATTTTCCTCATCCTTCTTTTTAAATTTAGGTTTCCATAAGAACAAACTGGTTCCCACCACGGAAGTGAGCTCCGATATGTGCTCTCATATAAGTTTTCCTTTCATCAAATTCGGTTACTTTCAGGCCTTCACCTGCGCCACCGACCTGCCATACCTCCATTCTCCGGCTGTATTTACCCAGGCCGCGATAGCGACATCCTATGGATGGAACCATGTTTCCTGATACAGGATCCTTACGCCTGTTGATAGGCATCCACAAACCCATACTTGGAGCTGAATAACCGACAGCACCATAGAGTTTAGGATTGTTGAAAACGCCCATACGTTTCATAAGGAATGTTCTTTCCGATTTGGTAAGGTATGTGAAATTCACAGATGCAGACAGGGATTCGCTGCTATTGAAAAGAACATCATTCGTTGCCTGTTTTGCAAAATTGATGTTAGTGTTCTGGAAATAATCAACCAACGAATTTTCAATATCCTGATGCAGGGTTATTCCAAGGAGTCCAAGGATATAATTACCTGCATGTTCCCTGTCAAGGGTATTATCCATGTCGTCAAATTCATCGACATCGAAAGCACCGCCAGTATAGGTTTGTTCATTACCTACCCTGCGTGTGTATGGAATCATCCCTTCAGTTGTCTTAACCGGCCTTCCGGTATCCGGATCTATAATCCCGGTGTTGGTAGTTATCTTACTCCATAACAGGGCGCCGTCAATCTTTAGTGCCATGCGATAGTCGATATCTATCTGTCCAAGGAAATAGTAAGCCGGGATTGCCTGGCCTTTGCTCGTTACGTTAAACCATGTCTGGTTTACCATCTCAGTACCGGTATAGCCGATAGTCTCTTTGATGATCTGAGCAACGTTATCATATCTCCAAACTCCACGGAGAGCCGGATCGGGCTGACCTGATCCTTCTGACCATGCATCGGAGAAAATTACAAGTTCATCTCCTGCGGTAAGAGCCGGGATGCGGTCTGTGGCATCACTGGGTTCAACTGTAACCTCCGGATGTGTTGGATCACTGACATCAATATCAACGATCGATCCGGGAACCTCATTGTGAAAAAGAACCTGATCATACAGTCTTGGATAGAAATTATTGTTGGCATCCAGGTCCACGGTATCCAGAACAAAAGTTACAGGATCGCCTATGGCTGGTTGGGCAACGTTCTCATGGACGTGCATGATCTCATGGATCCTGTTTTCTTCCCAGTGTCCATATTCGTCAAGAGATACCTGCTCCTCAAATCCCATGGATCTGAGTAGCTGGAAGTAAGATGCGCCCTGATCTCCGAAACGGCTGAAAAGCACGTTCATGTTTTCGGGCTTGTGAATGTCAAAACCTGATACAATATCAGAGGCATATATTTGGGCAATTGCTTCGGGTCCCATGTTTTTAGGTATTAAGATTAAACATAATATTTGCCTCTTAGCTTACTGTTATGTCCGACCCATTTCTGCCTCAAAGATTTTTTTCTGCCTGGCCTCCGGAGTGTCTTCATCTGGTCCGCCTCCGATAGGTGGTTTATCGCCGCCTATTGGTGAAGGATTATGATAGAACTTCAAGCTTTCTTCCTTGGTAAGACTTCTTGCCTTCTCAAATATAGCGTGGGCAATCTTTTCTTTATTTCTTAACCAATATTCCGAATACATAAAATTGGCAACGGCATTAAGATTTTCCGGAGTAGTTTCCATTTGGTTACTGATGGCATAATCCAATGCAGTTGTTTCCACGGCCTTTTGTATCTCCTCTGGTATAGCAAAGTTGATAAAAGGCTCTTTTGATTCGGGTAGATAAACAGGGAGTTTTGACAGTTTTTCAGACATGGCTTTATTGGCCGTGCCCCATACTGTTTTTGCTTGAGTTTCCTGTTCTGGAGTCCATGTAGTTACCCTTGATGTAGATTCTGGATCTGGGTCAGGGATTTTTAATTTCCCTTTTAATTCCTGGAGTTTCTGTTTGGCCTTGGCACCTTCTTGGGCAAGTCCAATTTTGTTTATCTCCAGATCATCTTCGCTTACCTGTTCAGGATCCACATTGTACGTCTTCTCGACGTGCTTACGAAGCTGTGGTTCCTTTGCTGTGAGTTCCGGGTTCTCAAGTAGTCTTGCAAGTATTATTGCGTTCATGTAATCCATGTTCGCAATGTCTGTACTGTTAAGACGACTGAAAACCTCGAAACTCTTAATGCCGGTTGTTTTCACAAACTCATTAAATAAAGCCACATCATCGTTTGCAAAATTCGATTTCGGCTTTAAGTTGAGGCGACCAGTTAATTCATCTTTTTCCCTGGTAAGAGATTGTGTTTGCTGTCTCAGCGTTTCAACCTCTTTGAGAGTAGCGGCTATATTCTTTTTTTTCAGATCTTCGACAGACGTAAACTGATCACCGAAAATCTCTTTCAGTATGCCAGTTGCGTCAGCTCCCGATCCTGCTCCGTCCGGTTTTGGTGTTCCCGCAGGAGGTTGTCCCGCAGGTGGTGTGCCTGATCCTGCCGGAGGACTTCCGGCCGGGGGTTTATCATCGGCTCCTCCCTTATCTGATTCCCCGGAGATCTGCCTTGCGATACTTTCCGGATCAATACCATCAATAAGTTTTAGTGCATCGATTTCATCTTTTCTGCCTTCAAATTTTTTTGCCATAGCATTTATTTTAGATTACAAATATAAGAATTATTGTGCCGATTGAACTACTGGAGTGGTGGCGCTTTTTTCAATTGCGTTCATAGTTGATTGCAAAGCAATGGTTTCTTTCTCCCTTTCATGCTCCTCAACTTTATATTTTTCTGTCAATTCTAATTTTGCTGCCTCAAAACGGATATCCTCATCGGTCTGGAACCGAATCTTATCAAGTTCTGACTGATGCTTTAATTGTATGCCTTCCAATTCTCTCTCTTTATCAAGTTGCATATTTTCTCTCTGGAGTTGCAGTTGTTTATCCTTATTCTTTTTACTTCGATAATTAAGGAAAGCTTCCGCATATTTAAGATTTCCATTCTCCAATAGTCTTTCTATTAGCAGGAAATCCGGAAGTTCAATACTTTTTGTTCCATCCTTATCCGGCGCCATAGCGGCAATAGCAGCCGCTCTTATAGTTTCCTTGCGTTTATCCGTTGGTTTTGCCTCATATTTGATATAGTAATTGGCATCCACAACATCGGCGCCCACTTTTAATATTTGCACCCCTATACTACCCAGGACAGGTATATATCCCTCCAGGGCTTTACCACTATTTTTAATGAGTATCTGCACCCTGAGACAGATATTTTTAGCAACTCGTTCTTTTGTAGTAATATATGCCGAATATATAGGCCTTAATGCATTATTGGTTGCGGCTATTGCAAGTTCGGATCCTCCAACTGATTGTTCTGGGTTTGGAGTTGAGGCATCAGCTATCTGGTTTACTCCGGTAACTTCTCTTATAAAATCAGTATAAAGGCTAAATATTTTAATAAACTCATCCAATTGTGGTCCTATTCCTCCAGCAAGTTCCTGTATGGGTCTGTATCCCCCAGGAATATTTAACTGACCCTTATGGGTTGTTGCTTTAAAAATAAGATCTCCGTTTTGTTTTCTCATTTTAAGAAGCTCCAGTGGTTCCATCTTATTACTCCCAAGTTTCATATTCTGGAGTGATGTATATTCGATAGATATACCGGCCGGGGCTGCCTGGGCCAAGGCGTTCTGAAGTTTGATATGGGCAAGTGCGATCTGATGCAAGCATGGTTCAGCAGACTGCACTATCGCCTTTTCGGGATATTTATAGAAATGGTAAGACAGATTAACTTCTTTGCCATCCGGCCTCGGTATATCATGCTGTAATCCAAAATCAAGGACTATATCGGTTCCTATAACCCACTGTGCTTTATAAACAACGTGTATGTTATAGATATCTGTTTTCTTTTTGTCTGTATCACGGATTGTTCCCCATTTCTCCTCATAAGTAAGATCTTCGCCATATTGGGTTTTTCTTTTTGTCCAATATTCACTATTAATTGATTTCCATTCAAAATCCAAAACATCTAACAGGAAATTACTCCAGTTACAGGAATTAGTATTACGATCATATCCTACACCAAGTTCAGCATCGGTAAGAGTAGGATTATTATTTATACCGTTATAGCTTTTGGCAAGTGTCTGTAACTTTATCAGGTCTGCGCTGGGGTCCTGTTTTACTATTTCTGCAACCGAAATCTGAATAACCTCACCGCCCCATGCCATATTGCGATGGTCAAAAGTATTTGAATACTGGCCTATGAAATTTGCAGGATCTACATATCGGCTTTTTACCTTAGAGACATACTTATCCGTATAGTCTTTAACACAACAGGCATTAAAAGTAAGAAGGTCCTTTATTAATTTCTTTTTTGTCTCTTTCCACTCTGAAATATAAAAAGTATAATCAAGGGCCTCCTCCATTTCTGTTTCCCGGGCAAGTTTAAATCCTCCCATCCCAGAATATAATTGAAGTTCTTCAACTGATTCCGGCAAAAACTCTGCAATGCTCTCAATACCCAGGCCTTTCTCCAGTTCATTTATGATAGGACGGAATTTCATATTAAACTCTGTCCGCAATTTCAATTCTTCTTTTTCTTTAGTGCTTTTGGGATCTACTGCCGTTGCTACTACCTGATGTTCGGTTTGTTCCATCATGCCCTCAACTACCCTCATAAATTTTGGCATTACGGAAAAAACATCAAAAGAGACATTCATATAACCTTCCATGGAACCCTTTTCCTCACTCTCGTCCAAAAGAATCTTCTGGTATCTTAATACATCCTGGTTGCCGTTTGCCAGGTCGCGAAGTTCTTTAATCTCTGTCAGTTTGCTGTAGGGGATACATGTTCGGTCTGTAAAAAAGAGGGATATGACTGCCTCTCCGAATTTCTTAGCCCAGCCTTCATTCTTTGTTTTTGGATCAATATTGTCGTCTGGGAATGGAAATGAACCCGTGCTATATTGCGAATAATAGGGTAAGGACATATCAGAAAATTTTGTATAAAGTTAAAGCTTTTATTTTACCTTATAATATCTTTTTTTAACGAAGTGGTCAAGGGTATATTCCTGTTCCTCCAGTTTTGCTATCTCATCATATATCCCATGGGTGCCCAGAAGCGCATATCCACCTGCGGTAAAAAGGTCAAAATTAGTCATATCTTCGGGGCCCTCTATGTCCCTACATTCCTCCAGTATCTCGATATGTTTCTCATTAACGGCCTCATTTTCTATCCAGGTCATAAACTCCGTAAAGATATCCTGTTTAATCTTTTCACCTGTCTGGCCGCCGGGGGTTTTCCCAAACTCAAAAGTTTTAGGATCTACCTTATAAAGTAAATATCCGGCATATCCACGATCTTCAAAATAATCCCACAGGAATGACACGTTTATTTCAGGGAACATCTGAACTCCATAATAAACACACATCATAATCATATCTTCCCCATAAGTGTTCTTATCAAAAGTCCGGTTAGAATAGGTACATGCAAAATTGCGTTTCATAGAAAAATCACCATCCTTTAATCTGCCTTTTTTTATTATAGCTCCTCCTCCGTTGGATTTGCGATTACCTTCTGTCTTGTTAAATTTAAAAGGATCTCCCCCGGCAATTCCCCACTGAGTATTTCCCGGCATCCATGTTTCCTCATCTTCGCTCCACCATTTACGATTAGCCTGGACTCTGTCAAATTGTTCGCTTACAATAAATTTTCCATTCGGTGTTGCTATAAATTCCACTTCTGTATCTTTCTTGTTTCCGATCCAGAGAAAATTCCCTTTAACCGTAAGATCATTACTAAAAGCCAGATCATCAATATAGTTTTCCAGCTTATTCATATTAAACCCGGAAGACTTGGCGGCTGTCCGGAAACACTCGGCAAACCTCATAGGATAGAGACGTATTTCATCAGAAAGGCCTTCTTGGTCGCCGGCATCTATATATCCTTTTCTTCGGTTAAGAAGATATTCCCTGGCGCCAACCTTATGCCCGATATATAGTGCCTGCTCTTTCGTAGGAGTATTAATAACGCTCATTCCGTATTCATCAATAAAACCCTGCAGTCCATCATCTGCCGGAATAAATAATACTGCCAGACCGGATCTTGTCTGTCCGTTGGGCGTCCGGAGATAATAATCGCTCATTATACACTGATGTTTAAATATCCGGCCACCGCCTTTTTCCATTTCCCCCACCGTTGAGGTTTTTATGGTGAATCCTATTATCTCGGATCCCATGACAAGGCACTCTTTTACAACCGTATGCCGGTCCCAGCAAGAAAGTCCTTTCTTGAGTTTACCCACCTCATCGTCATGATGAAAATAAAGTTTATCTCCATCATAGGCAGAAGGATCGGCCATTTCATAATTGATACCGGATTCAAGACCAAGTTCTGATGTTGACAAAGATCCGCGAGAAGATAATCTTTTTGCCGGGGGGCTGAATGATAATTCCGTTTTTGGAGATGTGGATCCTTCATAATTTGGTTTAAAGAAAAAAGGTAATTTTTTCCACGGGCCTACCAGGTGACGAAGAAAACATTTACGTGATTGAACATCATTCATAGACTGAATGCCTCCCCAGGCACCCAGCGTCCTGCTTATGATCTCATAATTAATACATTCAGCTTTATAGGTTGCTCCCTCTCTACGGTGTTTGGGATAATTAAATCCATAGAAAAGTCTTTTACCAAAATCAATCCATTCATATTCTCCGTCGTCATTTTTAATTGCAAACCCTTTTTCATTACATCTTGGAGCCTGTTTCTCATTAAATATCTTCCGGGCGAACAGGAAAAATCTCCGGTCCCTGTCTCTATACTTGGGTAGTCCCACATCGATATTATACCATCCACAATAGAAATAATGCCATCCATCGATATATGTAGGTTTGCCATTATTAAAGAACCAGTATCCATTAAGTCTTCTGTACCATTCCCTTTTGATAAAAGCTATTTCCTGGTCGTAGATATCCGGGTGGTCTTCCAGTTCGGTCCAGATCTCGTCTATCATCTCATATTTACCCTGTAATTCCTTTAGCCTCTTGGGTAGTTTGGGTGGTTGCCACTTTTGTTCATGCGCAGGGATCCCCCAGCCTTCGATGAGGTGAAATTCAGGAGGTTCTGGTAAATCGATTTTTATAGGGATTAGATCTTTATCTCCGGTATTAACCCAAACAAACCTGTCAGCATTCTGATACTGTTGCAGGATTTGTGGTTCTACCTCCTTGCCATATCGTTTTAAAAGAAAGAGGCCTGTTGTCATATCTCTTTGATTGATATTGGGGCCTCGCCGTTCTGTAATTTTTTGGCTATATCTTCCGGGCGTAATTGAAGGCGTTCATCTTCCATATAGCGAAGGATCTCATCTTTCAGGTATGGATTATTGTCCTGGTTAAGGATCTCCATTAGTGTGTCTTCAAGTTCAATCTGAATACTCCGTGCATCGCTGATCTGTTTGGTTGCTCCTCCCATGATATCTACCATGAGATTATAATAACTGGCTTCAATACTAACCAGAAAGGCATATTTAAAATTCCTATGCAACCTCACATATTCAACAATCTTAATATTTACTACGCGGTTCTTCCCTTTCAAAAAATCCTCTACCGGTGGTTCAAATATACCGCCCCCCACGTCGGTAAACCCAATATCATGAGCAACCTCTATTTTTCTTTTCAGGGCGTCGGAATATTTTTTCCGATAGGGGGAGTTTTTATCATACATGCAAAAGATATATTGTAAAAGCTGGTCGTTGCTTATTCCAGGGCCGGGATCCAACTTAAAGGCTCTGAATTTAGTCAGCTCTTTATAAAATTTCAAAACGCTTTCTCCTTCCGGGATCCGGATAGGATTAAACATCATCTGATTAAATTCCTTATCGTTAAACTGACTCCGCATAAACAGCAAATATTTTCCTTCTCTGAACCCTCCAGTATTTTTTACCTCCATCAATTTTTGCATGAAGATCATATTCAAGTGGCAGGTCGCTTATTTTTCGCATTACAATAATATCCCCTGGTGACACATTCACTCCTTTGTCGGTATATCCATCGACATATTCATCAATTGGGGTTCCGCAATATTTGACCTTTCCATAAACTACTTCTGTATTAGATTTGTCAGTAAGTTTGACGGGCACCAGATCTATTTTACTCATTCTGTATTTTAATCTTGTCCATTCGGGATTTTCCACTGGTTCTATAAGGCAATAACCATTTACGGGTATTATCCGGTTTTCCCGGACCAGGGCATAGATATTCTGGTATTGTATAAAAACATATTTATCATCTCCTTCAACAACAGCCTTGTATGATTCTTTACGCAAAGCATTAAGGATAGAGAGATAATAAACCACTACCCGATCGCCTTTCTGTACCTCCATGGGTGTCTTCCATGGCATTCCAATATTGGGTTTTCCTGTATAAATCAACCGTGAGGGTAATGCTATGACCTCTCCAGTAACCGTAGCGTGTTTCTCTGGTTCAAAAGAAGTATCTATGTAAAGTGTTGTGCCGTTCTGGAGTTTTATGAAATCATTTTCCTTATCCAGCTTAATAAGAACGTGATTGCCGAATGTCTGCCTGGGCTTCATAGTCTTTATTTTTAATTGCTACCAACTTACCTTTTATTTCCTCGAATCGGATCTGCCCTTTCTTCTCCATTGCGGCAAATTTCTGAGCCATAGCTCTTTTATCTTTTCTTTTAAGATTATTAAAAGCGTCTATCTCTGTTTTCTTGAGGTTGATAAGCTGGCCTTTATAGTCAATGACTACATATTGGTTTATTACATCAACTGCTTTAGCTGGTTCTGGTCTTGCTACTGGCTTGGTCCACAGCCAGAATTTCAGGAATCTTAAAATCCTACTGATTACCGACGGCAACTTTACTTCTTCCATGAGGGATGGGGTTCAAGTTTCTGTGACTTAAACTTCTCGTTTATAGCCCTGATCTCCTCCAGGCCTTCTTCCTGCAAGGCTTTTTTCGGGTTTTTTACTTTCCGGCTTGCTGTTTGCATAACTCCCACAACATCATCGAAAGTTATTCTTTCTTCAACAACCGGTTCTGCGGTTTTTTTTGTCATGACATTAATATTTGGTTAAACATGTTTATGATTCAAAATTACAATCTTTTTCCCAAATACAAGACCCCTCACGTTTCCGTGGGGGGTCCTTCTCTTGCTATGAACAAGAAAGCAGATTACCGTCGGCATCGGTAGTTGGATCAAAGGTAAATCTTTTTTCTTGTATCATAGAAATATTATTGTTTAGCAGTTCACTTTTTTCACCTTTTTTACTTTTACAGGTAAATTATCATATTTCACCTTTCAGGAGATGGTTACGAAATTGTTCCATTTCTTTTTCCCTCCTTTCTTCTATAATTTTTGTTTCCTCATTAATTTTTTCAAAATAATTTTCGTCTTCTTTTTCTTCTTCTTCTTCATTCTTATCATTCTTATCCTTCTTGTATGTGGTTGGTCGTTGGTTGGTCGTTGGTTGATCGTTTGTTAGATCGTTGGTTGATTCGTTGGTTGATTTTTCCGGTAAATAATTATAATGATCATAGTTAATGATAGTTATAATACTATATTGGTTGGTTGATTTGATGGTTATTTCGTTGGTTGATTTTAGCTTAGTGATACAGGTGCGTACAGACTGTGCCGATATTCCAGTGTTTGCGCTCAATGAGTGTCTTCCAACGGCCAATTGTCCTCGCTTTAAGATTATGCCATTCCAGGGTGTATCTTCATGGCAAGCCATCATTAACATATAACCAAACAAATGAAACATGTGTGGTCTTTTAAACCATTCCCATTTGATGAATTTTCGATGAAATTTAATCCAGCCTTCCATAACGTCACAGTGTTAGGGTGAAGTACAACCCCGGAGCTGTGACGGTTATTGCGGGAATAACCCTCCGGGGAGTACCTCGTTTTACTTTTTTATCTTTAGCGTCACAGTGCTTATAAAAGAGAGATCCCCCAGTGAATTTGAATTACCTGAAAACCCAAAAAGATACCTAATGTTATAAAGAACGTCGGGGGATCTCATATCTTGTGGCTTAAACAATAATTTTTCACTCTTCCATGCAGTTCGCGGTCCTCAACATTAAGTCGAAGATTTACCCTGCGCATCATGCCATAGTCTCTTTTGGTAGTTCCCCATAGATGGGTATAGGCGAGCACCTTCGGAATATCTGTAACATCCGGGGATATAACCTCAACCATTTCACGAAGACCATATTTTTTTACGAGGGATGCAGCAAAATATTGTTCATGAAAGAGATTTTGATGGATAGCAATATCCAGGTATTTATCAAAGAATAATCTCTGGTTCTCCGGAGCAAAGATATAGTGTGCAGAGCAGGTGATCCATTCTTCAAAAAAATCCAATAAGTGTCCTCCGCATATACCGCAGTTATAAGCATAGTCGGTAATTACATTATCTTCTATAACCTTTGGTTTAACAGGCGCCTCATCAAATACCGGGCGGAGCATCTCATAGTATTTATATCCTTCCAGCTCAAAAAACTCATGGCTCTGGAAACACAGATCTGCTTTCAGGATCCTTTCGGGTAGTGGATCCCACAGGAAAACATCATTATCCAGGTGGACAAAAGGAACCTCCTGATCATTATATGCCAGCAGTTTTCCATAGGCCCAGAAGAAAGAAGACACTCCTTTCATCTCATTGAGTTTATTTGAATAGCTGGTTACTGGCAGTCCTATTTTCTGAAACATCTCCACTCCCCAGTCGTCGCTGACCATGATCACTTCTTTGAAATGACGTGCAGCGCACCATACGGCCAGGGCGGTAGTATATAGAAAATCACTATAGCGGGAGAATCCGCATCGATGATCGTAATTACCGATCGGATTGATATAGGAAAACACGGCTCTTTCTATCATAGCAAGTTTTTTTCATTTGAGAAGATTTTTTACTATTGAGATGCCACGGTTGTAGCCCCACTGATCGACGGTATCAAGGGTAAGGATCTCATAAATGTTTAATTGCCGAATTTCATCAATAAACTGTTTGACACCGGGAAGATATGCATCATGCAGGGTAATAACTCCTTTGGGTTTAAGAACCCTTATACATTGAGTAAATTCAACGGATAAAAACTCATATTCATGTACCGAATCTATGAATATAAGATCAAAGGTGTTTTCCGGAAGGCTTGCCAGTTCTTTCCGGGAATCGCCCAGTATAAACTTATGGCTGCGCATAAAATGTTTGACATAGGCATTACGATGATCTTCCACATCGATGCCGTAATAGACTCCGTCCCAGGGAAGGGCGTTTATCATATAGCATGATGTCTGGCCACGGAATACTCCTGTTTCCAGAACTGTTTTCATGCCAGAGAGTTTAATAAGGGAGGTTAGAACCTCCCCTACTTCTTTCTCCGATGTCCATGAATGAACATCTATGCTTTTAAGTGCTTTCTTGAGTGTGAGCATACGGATTATACGAAATGTCCACCGATAACATCTCCGTAATAATATCCATGGGTATCGGCATATCCGGCGCAAAGGATCTGGATTGCTGTTTCCCATCTCCATCTCCAATCATTATAGTCGATATAATTGGCGATGCAGTCGTGTTTCTGTACCCATTGCTGGTAGCGATCTTCCAGGGGGGCTTCGGATCCGGGCGTACTGTTCTGGACGTGCTGGACGCTAACAAGTGCCTGGAGGTGTATTCTTGAACGGACGTAAGTTGTTGCCATTGCTTTTTATGATTTATAGGTTAAATGATAATTATGGGAATATTGGCATCTCGAAGGACTTTGAGACACTATAAACGGTCTTTGTTCCGTCAGTAGCTTTTATCCTGACATAGAAAGTAATGCCGGGAAAAGTGTGAAGGTCGGTAGTGGCCGTTACTTTAACTGGATCGGCGTCCTGTACGGGTGTCTCGTTTGCAGCAACATCGGAATGTGTGGCAAAGGTTGGTAGAACATCAACCTCAAAATTCACGGATGTAGATACGTTATTACTAACGATTTTACCATCGAAAGTAACAAATCCTGTTATCTGGTTTACAGAGATGCCTCCCATGAATGCTTCTGGGGGTGCTCCGGCGATCAACTGCCATCCCTGGCCTATAACCTTCATTGCGTCGGATATGCGCTGGGCATATTCGTCATAAGGAAGATCAACAGGAGGAAGGTCGGTGACAGATTTAGATTGTGCGCCCTCTTTCCCGGGCCTCTTGTCGGTATCTCCTTTAAAACGGAGTTCGGCCAAGAGTGCGCTCACCCGGATTTTAACATTAACATTTCTTTTAATACTTGCCATTTTACACTTAATTTATAATGGTTACACTAAACAAGATCCAAAGTTAGGTTTTTTTACGGATCAGAGCAAACACATGGGAATTTTCCTCATCATCGGCAGGTTTATCGCAGATAACAAAGCTTACTTTAGCAGGGGGTTTATCCGAATAGATATGAGGCAGTATTCTCCAGGTATGTTCGATAACCAGGTTACATAGTGTAATGCAGTTAAAGACAGCGCCGCCCTGTCCGTTTTTACGGAGTTGGTATGTAGATCCTCTGGAAATAAAAAAATCGCTTATTGAATCTCCTTCCAGCACATCAACGAGCGAATTATTTTTTATCTTTAGTTTCTCCAGGGATTTTGAGGATAGTATCACAAGGCCTCTTTGGGTGAAGGTTACTGTGGCAATACCTTTCTTACTTCTGCCGCCAAGGATCTCCCGTGTGAGTTTTTTAAGTTCCATGGTCAGTTCATTTGATACCATTGGAGTTCCATTTCGGCCAGTAAAAATTCCATGTGGAGGAACATGATATCTATCTCTGCCATTCTTTTTGATAACAGGAAGAATGATTCCGGTTGTTCAAGGTCATAGTTATTATTTGGCATTTTTCAGGGCCTCCATAAATTTATTTTCCAGCCAGTTTACATAATCAGGATCCGGGATATTTAAGACTCCTTCTTTCTGGACGTCCATTTTGAACCAGTCGGGTAGTTCGGATCCATCGACGATAAGATCTCCCCATCGGCCTATTCTGGCAGAGAAGGATGCTTCTGAGCATGGGCGTTCGGCAGTTTCCTGTTTATACCGGGTATAAATTTCAAAAGGGATAGCCATATCACTTTCTTTTAATGAGCCAGTATCTTATTTTCCAGTACAGCCAGATAAAGAAGTCTATTGACAGGACGCCAATAATTACGGCTATTATACAGCCAAGGATGATTAATACTGTTTTCATAATCTTCTGATTGTAGGTCCTGCGATATTACAAGGTGTTTCAAGGAAGATCTCAGGGATCTGGTGGTCGGTGCTCATCTCCATATTATCTTCATGGCGTGAGTATATCCAGTTAAAACCCGTAGCTTTTTTAAGATCATAGCAAAGGAGATCATAAAAAGCGTTAATGATATAGGATTCCGGGGGGAGTGTAAGGTTAAATGAGCTTATCCAATCCATACCGGCGGGTTTATAAACTCTTGTGGTGATTTCATAGCGGTATTTCCCGGCGGCCTTCTCGAAAATATTTTTAACAACTGTATCTTTCCATGTATCCTCAATCTCTTTCTTCTTCTCCTCGGTAATATCTATTGGTGCAGACAGTATCCCCGTGGGGCCGGTATTATCCTGGTTAATTACTGTTGGCTGCATAACCGCTATCTGCGGACCGGGTCCCTGGTCCCTGGCTACCTCCATCCGTAATTTCCTGTCAAGATAAATACCAATGATATCCGAATTGATATTCCTGCCGGCTGCAACTACCATCAGCCAGTAAAAACAATTAGTTATACTCATCGATACCTCCATCTCCTCAACCTCCCCACTACCCGCAATACCATCCGTCTTTAAATGAAGATCCAATAACTGTACATTCCTGCTTAACTCCTCAAAGGCTTTCTTAACCTCTACCCGGTTAAATCCCCTGATACGCTCGTAAAGATTCTCTAATTTGTCCATAGCTTATAGTTTTTTAATTTACCGATTCCTGTTATACCCACTGAAACCCTTATTCCTTACACCCCCTACCTGCCTACCCTTATATAAAGTGCTACTCCTTAATATTAAACAACCATTCTCCAGTAATACATTATCCCCCTTCCTGGTAAATATATATGACAAACGATCCCAGCTTAACCCCGTTATCCCTGCTAAACTCCTTTTGTTCGTACACGATACTACCAAACAACCCCTTAAATCCTCCAGAGTCTTTTTATCCCCAAGTATTACTACCGTGTAAATTATTAAATCCTTACTATTCATCTTAAATTACATACTGCGGTACAGAAATAGTTTTTTTTACATACTGATGTACAGAAACAGTTTCCTGACCTAATTAGACCATTTTACATACTGCGGTACAAAAATAATTTTAATTTTTGACATTTCCATACTGAACCGACCTAAATATGTAAAATAATTTTTAACAACTAAAAAATTTTCCTGAGCCTACACCCTACTGCAGTCCATGTATAAATTCGGGGCTCGCTGGCCCATTCCGAAACCGCAAACGCGAACCCGCCCCCCCTCCTGCGTGCCTGTGCCTTCATTTGTCTGGCATCTCAAAAATGCGTTTCCCTGCTGGAATGAGACGAAATAAACTATTTCCAGCTTGATCTTAATAGGGTAGGGGATAAGGCTGCATCTCCCATGTCATTGTGTCCTATTTAACATAATAATAATTATAGGACAAGCATCATGCATCTGGTCAGGTGTGCGCTCTGCCTCATCTATTGGCGCTCATTGGTGCGCTTTTATCTTAGATTCGTAAACATAATGAATACCGTAAATAACTGGTGTAATCATTGATTTAGATGCAGAATGAATGTATAACTTTGTGAAATACAGATAAAATAAAATGAATATGAATGAATTAGCAGAACTTTCCGGCCCAGCTCCGTCCCTGTCTCCGTCCCTGTCCTCTATGTATTCATCTCTTAGTCCGGAATTACAGAGGATATTTGTTAAGGCGTTTGTTTATCTGTGGCGCTATCTTAACAAGCGCCCCAGGAATACCCTGGTATCCTATTGGGCTATCGAACAACTTCGTATTAAATATAAGATGCCTATCTCTGAGCTGGCTCTATTAACTTTTTTATTTCAGATGTCGAATAAGGGTAAATATATTATTAACTCTTTGTCGCTTCAATATTCTGGTGCGCTCCCCACTTCTCCTAATTATTTACGGCTCTTACTTGCTCGCTTCAAACATCGTGGTTATATTAGGCGCTTTAGTCGTGATCCTTCTGCCCCTTATCTCCAGCGCTCTATTTCCCGCACTAAGATATTTATTCAATTCACTGGCAAAGGTGTTGAAATTGTTGAACGAATCAATAAAGACCTGAGAACCCTTGAATTAAATACGGCGCTCAAAGATGTGACAACCGCTAATATAAAGGGCTGGAATCACTCCCAGCCCCCGCAAATCGCTTAATTATGGCCTGTTTTTATGGCTTGTAGTGTGGCAGGGCTCTTATAAATATATGTTCCCTGTATTCATCTTTAAAGCAGGTTTCTCTGAAATACTGAAACTCTGCGCTTTCCAGCATATTGCACCATAAGGCCTCAATGTATTTTGATGCGTCGCAATCTTCCTCAAGATATACGCTTTTGCCGTCCGGATTACTGTATGAATAGCCGCTTATCTTGTTGGCTATTTTCAATAATATTAAATCTCTGCGTTGTACTTCGAGCCAACCATGTCCGGGATCATTCCAGAACTTGTGTACTGTCCGCCTTAGTTCGCTAATCCTGTCCTCGGTGCGCTCAATCTGGTCTAACATATTGAGCTGGCCTGAACCTGTCATTTGTTCGCTGGTAAACATTTTTTCTTGTTTCATTGTAGTGTGTGTTTATGGTTTTAATTATAATCCTATTGAATTAAGCCAACCGCCAATTCTGTCTTTTAAATCGCTGTGTGTACAGGTGTTTATAATTACATAGTGATCGTAATTGTTTTCTTCCTGTTCGTTCAAACAGTCTATTACTTCTTCGGGCAGATCATCAAAAGAAATAGAGATAAAAGGCCTTGCGACTTCTCTCAGTTCATACAACCGGCTATCAACAAAATACTCGATGCCGTTCCATGTGATTTTTTTCAGTGCGTTTGCCATGACCTTTTAATTAGAGTATAACAATCCAATTATTTCCCTGCGTGTTATCTGTGATTTGTCCACAGATGCAAGTAGTTTTAACTTAATATTCCGGTAATGTGTTACCGTTCCAACCCTGAATTTAATCCAATCATAGGCACGATTCTGAGTTATCTCGACCTGCAATTTATATCGCTGGTCCTTTAGCTGGTCTTCAACAATCTCTAACAGGGTGATAATCTGGTCTAAATTAATCTCCCCATTGGTTGCGGTGTTGCGTGTGTTTTCCATGTCTTTAATTTTAAGTTTTTATTGGTTTAATAGAACAAAGCTATACTATTATATTATATAATACAAATATTTTTCAATATATTTTATAAATTATTTATGTTAAAACATTTGTTTATTAATTATATTCGTTTTACTTTTGGTGTGTATTACTATATATAATATAAACACACACAACCATGCAAACCACACTTTTCGACATTAAGCCAGCCAAACAACCAAAGGTTGAATGGTGCAAAGAAGACAGGCCAGATTATAAGATTCAGAATAATGGCCGGAAATCTTTAACAGATAGTGAGCTCATTGCCTGTATCATTGGCGAAGTTAATAGCCTTGAGCTATCCCGCTCCCTGCTCTTATCAACTGAGAATAACATTAGACAGCTCGGTAAATATAGTTATTCAGAACTGCGAAAACTCGGATTGTCGCACACTAAAGCTACAACCCTGCTCGCCTCTTTTGAGCTGGGGCAAAGAAGACAATTACACGACCTGCCAAATAACGGAC